GGACATTGCGCAGGTTCACGCGGGCGCGGGAGCAAAGCATCCGCATCACCAACGATTCAACCGTCATTTCCAGGCTGAATACTCCGACCGAGAGCTGTTGATCGATCGCCACGTGCTCAACGATGTACATTGCCAGGGAGGTCTTGCCCATGCTCGGGCGCGCCGCGATGATGTTGTAAGTCCCATTCTCGAGCCCGCCGGTCATTTTATCGATGTCGGCAAACCCGGTAGACAGCCCGACTAGCATGCCCTTGCGCTGGTGGAAGTCCTCAATCCTCGCGATCGCCCCCTGAACTACTTCCTTGATCGGCTTCAGTTGTCCCGCTGCGCCAATTTTGCGGACCTCCATCACGGACCGCTCAACGGTGTCCATGGCGCTGTCCGCCTCCGCGTCCTCGTAGAGCGTTGATACGGCCTGAACGCAGGCCTTGATCATTTGCCGGCGCCTCAGCTTCTCAATCAGGATATCAATGAAGGTCGGCAGCGCTTCCGGTGATGGGGACACGTCCGCGAGCTGCGCAATGTAAACCACCCCGCCGACCTGCTCGAGCAGTTGCTTGTCTCGCAGATAATCGACAAGGCTGATGACGTAGACCCGGATCCCGGCCGTGTAAAGCTCGAGCATCGCGGTCCAAATCGTCTGGCGCCGCATGTCGTAGAAGGCATCCGGCGCGCTCGGACCGAACTTTTCAACGAAAAGACTGATGCACTCCACTGAGCGCTTTTCGTCCATCAGAATGCACCCCAGGGCCGATTCTTCCGCCTCTGGTGAGTTCGGCGGCAATCGGTCCGGTGACGGCTCGGACGCTTGACGTCTCATGCTATTCCGGCTCTCCGAAGAAGCTCCACAAGAGCACACGCGCCTTGAATTGCCACAACTGCGTTACCTGTGCACCGAAGCTGATCGATTCGGGCCTCGTCCAGAACCATGGGGCGCCCATCAACCATAACGCGAAAGCCGGGTTTAACCGCGGGCGCGAGCCACGGGCAGGACTCGAGGATGTCTTGCCATCGGGGATCTTTTGGCCCTGGAGCGAAAATTCGAGGACTGCCTCCGTCAACGGTCGGGAGTTTCCGTAGTCCTTTCGCGTCTCCCCGCTCCGGTAGTCCCTGGCCTGACACGTCGGCCAGTTCTCCGTCTCGAGGCTGAGTGTTGTCTTGCCCCGGTTTTCCCTCCTGCCCCTCCCGCCGGCCTGCTCCCCGTCCATTGTTGTGACCGTCGGCCAATTCGCCGTTTGTGCCGGCAAGCCCATCCCCGTGTTGCTCCGCTCCGGTTTCGCAAAGTCCGGACCGCCCTCGCTCGCCCTGGGCGTCGACCAGCGGCTGGCCTGGTCCTGCAGTGTCACCTGCATCTTGGCTCCCGTTCCGTGAAGCCCCAGCTGCATCGCCTCGTCGCTCCTGGTCCTGCTGCCGCCCGTCGGCGCGTCCGGGGTCGCCCACTTCTCCGACTGGCCCGAGAGCGTGTCCCGTTCCATTCCCGGTACCCCGTGATCCCTGGTGAAGTTTCCCGCCTCGTTGGATCGCGGGGTCTGCCAGTTCGCCGCCTCTTCCTGCAACTGCCTGCCTGCCTTCTCGCAGCCACGCTGATAACGATTGTTTGCACCGGAGTCCATCCGGGCCGTGGCGGTAGGCCAGCACAAAGACTCTTTCGCGCTCGTGCGCTCCTTTAACATCGTCCGCAGAGATAAAGACCGGTTCAACGAGCTCGTAACCCATTCCGCATAATTCCGCTCCGAAAGCCAGGAACGGATAGTTGATTTTTCCGCTTCGCTTGTCCCTAAGCCCTCTAACCCAAGCTGGCGCGTTCTCGAAGAACACCAGGGCGGGGCAACACTCGGCAATGAGCCGGAGACAATGTCGAGCTGGTCCGCTGCCATCTCCAAAAGCTCGAGGATCGTCGTTTCCGGTGCGTAGTCCGGCATAACTGAACGGCGTGCAAGGGAGGCTCGCGCAGAGGATATAGACAAGGCGACGAAGCGCGGAAAGCTCGAGGTCGGCAATATCTCCGATCCAAATAGGATGGGCGTCCACGCTCGATTCTTCCATCCGCGCCAGGTACACGGCGTTGGCGTAGCTTTCCCACTCCGCGCTACATAGAGTCGTTGCTCCGGGAAAAACCAGTTTAACGGCTTCGTCGAGTAATCCGACCCCGCGACACAGGCTAACCAGGGTCGGGCCAGCTTCTCCGGGATCAGCCACACACAGCCTCCCTGAAACTTGGCCAGTCGCATACCGCCATGAGCCCGCCCTCGTTCAACCTCGAGAGGTTGGCCGGCCCGAGCGCCTCTTCAAATGCCGGCTGGCTGTAGTTGGCTATGAGCATCGTGTCTTTCATCATGCCGTAACGGCGGTTGATAACGTGCTCGAGCATTCCGTCCTCCCACTGGCTTCCGCTTCGCTTGTCGTACTCGTCGATGACGAGGAACGATGGTTTGCAGTACTCCCCAATGACTTCCCGCTCAGGCTCCCCGTCGGCGCGGTAGCACGCCTTGAGGTCGAGGAAAAAGTCGCGAGCGGTCGTGTAGAGGCAGGACCTTCCGGTATGCCGCACCACGTTGTAAATGATGTTGGCCGCAAGCTGCGTTTTGCCCACGCCGCTCTTGCCGATGGCCGCGAGCAGGACGCCTTTCTTGCCGAGCCTTTGAAAGAAGTCTCTGCCGCAGTCATGCCACGGTCCCTGGCCCTGGTGTCCCTGTATCTGTTCCCGGTAACGGCGGGGTACTCTCGCATCTGTTAGTTTCTCCGGATCCATTGTTTTGACCCTTTCCATATCTCATAACGGTTTTCGTGGTTAGTGGTACTTGTGAACTCCGAGCCATCTGCTCGCGTCGGCGGGCGTCCGTCTCAGAGAAATGTTTGCTCGCGCCGTTGGTCTTTTGGCTCGGGAAAAATCCGCCAGCCCTCCAGGCTCGAATTGTCGCTTTCCAATCCTTGATCGGCTGCTTCGCGTTTACCCATCCGCAGCCCTCACACTTGTAGAAGAACCATGTGGCATCGGATTCGGGCAATCCAAGTTCCAGGCAGAGCTTTTGAACATCCTCGAGCGTGCCCCTGTCCTTCCTTGGCCTGGGAATCAACTCGGCCTGTGTGGTTTTTGTGGTTTCCCCCGTACCCCCTTCCTTATTAACAGGTATAGAAGTAAGTACATAATCGTCCACCGTTTCCGGTGGTGGCGCTACCCGCTGAAGCAGCTTCCAAACCTTAGTCCCTAGCCCTACTGTGCCGACTTGTTTGATCAGTCCAGCAGCCTCTATGCGCCGCAGCCCCATACTGACCGTTTTTATGTCAACCTCCGCCTCGAGTGCAATGGTGCTCTGTGATGGCCACGCCTGCATTTTATCGTCCGAGAAGCTGGCCAGGACCGCGAGTATTAACTTGTCGCTTCCGCGTCCGACCCGCTGCCGTAACGCCCAAAGAGCACATTCCGCGTTTCGCATCGCTCAAAAACGGCTCTGCCGGTCCCGTGGCTGAAAAGGAAGTCGGGCGACATCCCGCACGGAACCGGAGAGCCGAAAGTATCGGTTGAAAAATTATCGGACGTTTCAGTGCGCCCACAATCATCCGTGACTGTGGCGTGGACTATATGCCTCCTATCCGATCTGTGAAGCCTAAGTTTTAGAAAGTTATTGACACCCCACTGTTAATAACTCAAATGGCCCACATGGCGAACTGGATCAAAGGCGCGATTAAACACCCTGGCGCGCTCCACAAACAACTTGGGGTGCCAATGGGGAAGAAAATCCCCGCTAAAAAACTCGCAGCCGCGGCGTCCAAGGGCGGGACCCTCGGAAGGCGCGCGCGGCTTGCTCAGACTCTCGGCAGGCTTAGGGGAGGTCGCCGGAAGATGGCGCGTGGCGGAGTAGTGCGCTCACTGCGCTACGGTAACAACTCGAGCTACTAATCGCCCGCCTCTTCGGACTCGCCCTCTTTCTTCTTCTCGTCCTTGTGGATCCGGACGCGGGCGCGCTCGGTCGTTACCTTCTCGGTGAACACGTCGAGCTTGACCTCTTTCCCCGTCTCATCGTCCAGGATATCGAACATGTACTTCTTACGGCCATACCCGTGCTTTTTGAGAACCTCGCAAAGGTTCAGGCGCGCCTTCTCTTCCTGCTCGGCTAACTTGGCGCGTTTGCTTTGGAGTTTACGCAGGTCCGCCGCTGCCTCTTCGATTTCCGGGACTTGCTCGCCGGTAATTCCATTCAGCCGGCCTTGTGCTTGTGCCATAGGTGGTCCTTTCATTGCCCGAGGCCGTATTCCTCGGCCTGGTATTTGTTGGCGTTTATCGGGCCAAAGCCGTAGACGACTTGCGGGCCTTCGTCATCCCAACTCGGCCACTGATTTTCCTTGAGGCAACGGCAGTAGCGTTTGAGCGCCTGCCACATATCGATCCGCCCCATCGCCAGCATCGTATCGGACATATACCGGCGGGCGGGTTGCCATGGAAATTCGTTTTCCTGAATGATGTGATACCAGCACCAGCGTTCTTTGGGTTTGCACGCGGACCAGATATCCAGGCTCATCGCGCCCTGCACGTCGTAGTGCTGCTTCCTGCAGGCATTCTCCCACTCCTTGGGCGATGCCGTCCTGGCGGTCTTGAAGTCGGTCAGGCCGTTGGCGTATTGCCCCTTCATCGATGGGACAATGTCTACGAGGCACTTGAGCGGGACCTTGACCTTTGTGTCCTTGTCCTCATAGGTCGCGATGCACATGACCTGGAAGGAAGCCTCAGCCAGCATGTGCCCGATCCAGGCGTCCGACTTTAGCGCGGCGATCGCCTGATTGGCCTGCTCCATTTCCTTGCGAGTCACGATCTGCAAGCCACGGGACTCCGCCTCCTCTTTCCATTCCCTGCACTCCGTAGCCGTTGGGCTCCAGGGGACCTGGTCGCCGGCCCGTGCCTTTCCCTCTTTGACGATCTTCATCGTCTTTGTGGCCTCGCACGTTTCGGGCGTCAGGGCGAAGCGCTTCTCGAACTCGCCCTTGCACGTGACAAGGCAGTCAATCAGCGTGCCCCATTCGGTCGCGGCCGTGTCTTTGAACTCGTAGCCGCGGATCCAGCGCTGAGGGTTCGACATGAAGAGCATCAGCTCCGACCGGCTCACGACAAAGTCAGGATGGCCCCTCCCTGTCTTTGGGTCCTGGCGGAGGTAAGCCTCGGTTGTGACGTTCTCCGCGACGATCTGGCCGTCGACGAACTTGAGAGGATTGACCTCAAAGAATTGTGACGGGCTCATGATGCTCCTTGTAGGTCGGCAAGCCCAAAGGCTTTGGTGCTCTCGCGCTCGCCGTCACAGGGATGGATAGTCATAAGGTTCGATGACCCCCCCGCAACAAGAGCTCTAAGCAGCTCGTCCCATGCCTCCTTTTGTGGCATGTCCTCGCCGGCGTAAAACACCTTTTCACAACGGCGGCACTTGTAACGCAGCTTCATACGGCCTCCAGATATTGAAGTTCTGTTTTCTTGTCGAAACCGTCCCGAGTTATGCCGCTTTGGATGACCGGGACTCCTTCGTAGGTGGTATAGCCCGCCGGCAGTGGGTGCCCTGGCAGGTCCCACGCCACCATGAAGCCAGTTCCGTAATCCTCGTCCACAACACCCTGACTCCCGGCCGGCACACCGCTAAACTCGACGAGCGATTTGACGCGCATCCCAACTCTCAGCTCGCTTGCGTTCATATCAGCTCCGTTTGTTTGGACGTGACCTTTCCCTGGTCCACCA